TACTACGGCAAGCAACGGACACTCGCGGCCATACGAGCGGGCCAATGTAGGCCGCCCGCCATTCGGCCGTGAAAAGCTGCCGGAAATGCAGGTCATCAGCGACGCCAAGGAGCTCGAAAAGCACACCTACATCAAGACGCGCAACCCGAACATCTTCCCCAAGAAGGAACGGCTCGGGCTGGCGCAACGGATGATGAACGAGGCCAGCGACCTCGTCGCCGACCTGATGGAAGCCAACGACCTGCTCCTGACCGACCCGCAGGAGCGGGAGCTGCGATACCGGGCGCAACGCTCGGCCCTGCGCAACTGCCGGAAGCTGATCCGCCACATCGAGCTCGCCCACGAAATCCTCAGCGGGCTCGGCGACGACGCCTTTGCGCACTGGTCGCGGATGGCGGCCGGCGTCAAAAACCAGACCGCTAAATGGTACAAATCCGATAAAGAAAGGGCCGCCAAGATGGACGCGCAGGCGCGTCATCAATAGGCAGCCCGTGGGGTACGCCTTGTTTTTTCGTGCCGGGTCGGCCAACAACGCCCGCAACGTCAGGAACGATGGCACGCTGAACAGGAACAACGCCTACAACGGCAACAACGGCCTGCGCCCCGCTTCGATGGATAGCCCGACTTATTAACCGGCCGGAGACGGCCGGCGAACACTGTGCACCATCATCCAAGGAAGGCGTATCCCTCCCGCACCCGGCGCCGTATGACCGGCCCGGCCATGGGTAAACACAGGACTGCCGATGCTCCCGGCGGCGCACGCAAAGCGTGGCCGGAGCTGCCGACGGCAGGGATTTTTTCACATGGAGAACATCGTCAACAGCTTCAACTCGCTATACAAAGCATACCGCAAGACCCGCTGCGGGAAGCGGGACAACCCCACGGCCATGCGCTACCGCATGGAGGCCATCGAGCGCACGGCCGACCTCTCTGACCGCCTCCAGCGGCGCGAGTACACCTTCGGGCCCTACTATCCCTTCAAGGTGTACGAGCCCAAGGAGCGGCTCGTCCTTGCCATAGACTTCGAGGGCAAAGTCGTCCAGCACTCGCTCTGCGACAACGTCCTCGAGCCCGTATTCTCCCGGCGCTTTATCCGGGACAACTATGCGGGGCAGATCGGCAAAGGCACCCACGACGGCCTCGACCGTCTGGCCGGCGCCATGCGCCACTACTTTTTCAGCCGGAAGGCAGCAGACGAGGAGGCCCGGCGGGCCGCCGGCCTGCCATACCGGCCGATGGAGGAGTGGGACTACGCCGAGGGCTGGGTGCTGAAAGGTGACTTTTCCAAGTTCTTTTACACCCTGCTGCACGCCGTCTGCTTCGAGAAGGCCCGCAAGGCTCTGGCCTTCCTGTCTGACGAGGAGCTGATCGACTTCGTCGAGTGGCTGCTCTGGATCGTCATCGACAGCACGCCAGACCCCGGGATCCCCATCGGCAACCAGTCGAGCCAACTGCTCGCCCTGCTCTATCTGGACGACTTCGACCACTGGCTGCGGGATGACCTCGGCCTCGTCTATGGCCGTTACATGGACGACTTCTACATCATCAGCAGCGACAAGCTGCTGCTCCGGGAGATCCTCAAGCGGATCGAGGCGTACATCAAGCCGCTGGGCCTGCGCCTGAACGGCAAGACGCAGATCTTCCCGCTCAAGAACGGCATCGACTTCCTCGGCTTCCACACCTACCTCACGAGCACCGGCAAGGTGGTCAGGAAGGTGAGGGCCAAGAGCATCGACAACATGAAGCGGAAGATCCGCAAGTTCCGCGGCCTCGTGGACAGGGGCAAGATGACGCTCGAGAGCGTGAGCCAATCCTACGCAAGCTGGACGGGCCACATCTCGCACGGCAACACCTACCACCTGCGGCAGAACATGGACGCCTATTTCTTCGCATACTTCCCGGAGCTAAAACCTACCGAAAGGAGACAAGACTCATGCCTCAAACCCTCGGAAGCCTTGCCAACAAGGCAAAAATCAAGTTCGGCAGCCTCTACGGCGCGCCGATCATCTGGATCAAGGCCGACAAAAACCACGCCGGCTACCCTTCCAACAGCGTCACCCTCGTGACCAACCAGATCATCAAGCTGCTGTGCTTCGACGCGATGGAGCCGGCCAACGGCAACAGCGACCGCCGAAACTACGGCAACAACCGCTACATCTACTCCAACCTGCGCCAGTGGCTCAACAGTGACGCCGCCGCGGGCCAGTGGTACACCTCGCAGCATAGCGCAGATGCGCCTCCGAGCACGGCCAACGTGTGGGACGGCGTCAACCAGTACCAGACCCTCGCCGGTTTCCTCAATGGCTTCACGGCCAACGAGCGGGCCGCCCTGCTCGCCACCACCATCACCGTCGGCAAGAGCTCCACGGACGGCGGCGGGACGGAGACCTGCGTGGACAAGGTTTTCCCCCTGTCCTGCACCGAGGTCAACCTCTCGGGCGACCATGTGTGCGGCAGCAAGCTGGCGATCTTCAGCGACAACTCCAGCCGCATCGCTACCGTGACGGCGTCCTGCGTCGCCAATTCCAACTACGGCAGCAACCCGTCGGCAAATCAGGCGTGGTACTACTGGCTGCGGGACGCCTATGCCGGGTCGGCCGACGACGCCCGCTTCGTCAGGGACGATGGCGCGCTGGGCTGGTACCGCGCCTACTACGGCTACTACGGCCTGCGCCCCGCTTGTAATCTGTCCTCTGATCTCCTGGTCTCCGATACCACCGACTCGGACGGCTGCTACACAATCGTCTACAACCAGCCGCCCACGGCCCCCGGCACCATCACTGTCCCGAGCGAGGTCATCGGCGGCGAAAACCTGAGCATCTCGTGGGGACAGTCGACCGATCCCGACGGCAACCTCTCCGGCTACAAGCTGGAGCGCAAGGTGGACGACGGCACATGGGCGCAGATTTACAGCGGCAGCTCCCGGAGCTACACCGACTCCATCACCTACGGATGGACGAGCGTGCAGTACCGCGTCAAGGCATACGACTCGGCCGGGGCCGAGAGCGCCTACACCACCAGCGCCGTGCGCACCGTCACCAACAACCGGCCGCCCGTCATCAGCGGCAGCGACACCGACCTCGGCAGCTTCACCACCACGCCGCCCTCCTACGAGTACACCGTCACCGACGCCGACGGCCATCAGGTCACGGTCGTGGAGAAGCTGGACACCACCACGCTGCGCACCTACACGGCCACCCTCGGCGACACCAACGAGCTCGAGATCACGGCCGACCAGTGGCTCAAGCTGCTGAACGGCGACCACACCCTGACCATCACCGCCACCGACGCCAAGAACGAGAGCACCGTGCGCACCCTGTCCTTCGACAAGGCCATGCACTCGGTCGAGTTCGAGCAGACCGTGGCGATGGCGGCCGACGATATGCCGACCAAGGCCCTCGTCAACATTCAGGGCAGCTTCCCGACCGGCAGCACCCTTCAGGTCTGGATCTGCAACAACGGCAACGACGCCGAGCCCACATGGGAGGACATCACCACCAAGGCCCTGACCAGCCAGAAGCACTTTTTCACCAACCAGACCAAGACCGCCGCGAGCTGGGGCGTGAAGATCAAGGTCAAGCTCCTGCGCGGCTCGGCCGAGGGCGACTGCTACATCCAGTCGGTCGGCGGCAACTTCGCATAAACCAACACCCCAAGACCAGAAAGGAGGAGCAGCATGGTCTACTTCATGGAACACAGCATCAAGGCCATCCACGAGAAGGAGCAGGCGGCCGCCGGGGGCCGCACCTCTCCCGAGGACAAGCAGCGCATCACGGATCTCGAGACTGAGCTGGAGGATCTGAGCGGCGCCATCGAGAGGGGGCTGACCACATGAGCACCAAGTACAGCGGCCTCGAGGCCGCCCTGCGCAGCGCCCGCATGACCTTCACCAAGGAGGCCGCCACGGGCGACCTGACAGGCACCGAGATCGTCGCCTGCGAGGATCTTCTGCCGGCGTGGACAAAGGCCGGCCCCAAGGGCGACGGCAGCCACGAGCTGAACGAAGCCTGCACCCACGAGGGCCAGAGCTGGCGCTGCTGCCAAGCGCACAACACCAACAACAACCCGGACATCGAGCCGGGCAACAGCCCCGCACAGTGGGCGCCCTACCACACCACCGACCCGGCGAAGGCCAAGCCCTTCATCCAGCCGACCGGGGCCCACGACAGCTACCAGAAGGGCGAGGTCTGTCTCTGGACTGATGGCAAGGTCTACCGCTCCACGATGGAGACGGCCAACGCATACAGCCCGGAAGCCTACCCGCAGGGCTGGGAGGAAGTGACCGCCGCAGGCGATCCCGACACAACCCCGGAACCCGAAACGCCCACGGAACCCGGCACAGAGCAGGAACCGGGGCAAGAGACTGAAACCGGCGGCGAGGAGACGGGCGAAACCGTCCCGGCCTTTATCCAGCCTACCGGCGCGCATGACGCCTACCAGACCGGCGACCGCGTGATCTACAACGGCCAGATCTATGAGAGCACCATCGACAACAATGTCTGGTCGCCGGACACCCATCCGCAGGGCTGGCAGCTCGTAGAGGCCGGGGACGGAGGTGCTACATGATCGAGTTAGACATCGCGCAGCTCGTGGCCCTCATGGGGATCCCGTCGGCCATCACCGGCCTGTGCTTCTGGATGGTCGAGCGCCGGCTCGCCAAGAGGGACGCTGAGCTCGACCGCCGGGACGCTGCCCGGGAGAGAAACGAGCTGCTTCTCGTGCGCAGCGTGGGGGCCGCCATCGCGCTCGGCGAGGCGACGGCCACCGCGCTGAAGAACGGCCACGCCAACGGCGAGACCGACGCGGCTCTCGAGTATGCCAAGCGCATCAAGCACGAGCAGAAGGACTTCCTCACCGAGCAGGGCATCCACGCGATCTACTGAGAGGCAGGTGACGCCCATGGGCAAATACAAAGCGAAGCGGGCATCGAAGCCGCGCCGCAGGCCGTGGGAGTTCTCGAAGAAGCTGGCGGCGTGGGCCGTCCTCGTCGCCACCCTCGCGGCCGTGGCGTCCTATGTGCTGGCCTTCCGCGATCAGCAGACTGCCAGCGATGTCACAACCACCATCTTCACCGCCTGCATCGGCTACCTCGTGAGCTATGCAGCCAAGTCGGCCACCGAGAAGATCAGCCGCAACCGGCACGGCCTCGACGCTGATGGCAACCCCATCAGCGGGGCCGGTGCCGGCCAATGTACCACCACCACAACAGACAAGGAGGCAAAAGGATGAACATGATCGACATCACCCCCATCATCAACGCCGTCATCGCGCTGGCAGCCGCCGGCGTCACCGTGTTCCTGATCCCGTGGATCAAGAGCAAGACCACCGACGAGCAGCGCAAGGAGCTGCTCGAGTGGGTGAAGATCGGCGTCGCCGCAGCCGAGCAGCTCTATGAGGGGCAGGGCCGCGGCGAGGAGAAGAAGAAGTACGTCCTCGAGTTCCTCGCGTCCATGGGCTTCACCGTGGACGAGGAGGCCGTCAACGCGGCCATCGAGGCGGCAGTCAACCAGCTCAACGGCGGCAACCTGCCGCTCGAATAACCATCAAAGGGCGGGCCAACACGGCCCGCCCTTCATTTTGCAAAGGAGGAACAAAGACATGAGTGAGAACAAAAAGCCCGCGCTGAATATGCGCTACTACAACGGAGAGATCGACGACGACCTTCCCTACACCGGCGTGCTCAACTACGACGAGGAGACCGGCCTGATCTACGACGAGGACGGCGATGTCGTGGATGAAAAGACCCTTGACGCCATGCTCGACGGTGACGGAAAGGGGGATGACGAGGATGAGTAACAGCACTCTGATCTCCTACACCAAGCTCAGCCCCAACCACTCGGGCAAGCGCACCAAAAAGATCGACACCATCACGATCCACTGTATGGCCGGCCAGCTCTCCGTCGAGAGCTGCGGTGCCCTGTTTGCCAAGAGCAGCCGGCAGGCGTCCAGCAACTACGGCATCGGCCCCGACGGCCGCATCGCCCTCTATGTGGACGAGAGCAACCGCTCGTGGTGCACGTCGTCCAACGCCAACGACCAGCGTGCCGTCACCATCGAGGTCGCCAGCGACGCGACGCACCCCTACGCCGTCAGAGATAAGGCATACGACGCGCTGCTGGATCTCGTGACCGACATCTGCAAGCGCAACGGGATCAAGAAGCTCGTCTGGTCGACCAGTAAAAACGACCGCGTCAACCACCTGAACGGCTGTAACACAACCGTTCACAGAGACTATGCCGCAAAAGCCTGCCCGGGCGACTGGCTCTACGACCGCCATGACAAAATCGTGGCCGAGGTCAACCGCCGGCTCGGATCCGGCAGCAGCACCCCCTCCACTGGGGAGACCACCGGCGGCACGGCTGACATCAAGGTCGGCGACGTGGTGGAGTTTACCGGCTCCAAGCACTACGTCAGCGCCACGGCCACGAGCGCGTCGAGCTGCAAGCCCGGCAAGGCAAAGGTCACGGCCATCGCCAAGGGCAAGGCGCACCCCTACCACCTGATCGCCGTCTCCGGCGCAGGCTCCACCGTGTACGGGTGGACGGACGCGGCCGACATCAAGACCGACGCGGCCACAACGGCCGCCTCGTACCTCGTGAAGGTGACGACCGACGTGCTGAACATCCGCAAGGGCCCCGGCACCAACTACGGCACCAACGGGGCTATCCGCGACAAGGGCACCTACACCATCGTCGCCGAGAGCGACGGGCCCGGGGCCTCCAAGTGGGGCAAGCTCAAGAGCGGGGCCGGCTGGATCTCGCTGGACTACGCCAAGAAGGTCTAATTGTGCAACTTGCCACCGGCGCGGCGCGGATCGGCGCCGGCCAGAAGCTCTGAAACCGTCAGAACGCACAAAAAGAGCCCGCTCGGGAGTGATCCCGGGCGGGCTCTTTCTGTTTATGCACTCATTCCTCTGTGGCGTCGTCCTCTGCTGGATCCTCGCCGCCATCGCTCTGCGCCGCCTCAGCAGCGGCCAGCTCGGCCTCAGTCGGGTGGAAGCGGACAACATAGCCGTTGACATCATAGAAGCCGCCGA